GCCGGTTCAATCGAACGCGCGCGTCAGATCATCACCGGAGATCGCGTCTACGGATACACGTTCTCAGCAAGCGAATGGCGACGATGACCGAAAGCTATTTTTCGTTTGCAGAAGCTCGAGGCGCAGCTCATCACGCAAGCCTTCGTCAAATCGACGCTGAACGCGAACGAGTGCGAACAGCGGAAGAAGCAGCTCAAGCCGAACAGGATTACCGACGCAAACTGAGTCGCAAAATTGTTGAACTGCATTCGGAGGGCACAGCCTGGACTGTTGCTGCTGACATTGCAAGAGGCGACGACCAAGTTTCCGCTGCAAGGTTTGAACGCGATGTGAAACAAGCAGTCGCAGCAACGCAGGAGCAAGCAAGTTTTCGACTGCAAGCCGATCGCCGCATTCTTGAACGTTTCTGCGAATGGTCAATGCGACGCGAACTGGCAGAAGGTGGCGCATAGTGTCAGCGACCGTTCACAACCTTTCCGAAGCCCGTCGACCATCCGATCGTGAACGCATTGACTGGACTGAACGACTTGTCACTCGAGCACAACTTGCAGATCATCTTGGTTTCAGTTCACGCTGGGTCAGTCAAAAGGTCTCCGAAGGAATGCCTCACTTGAGAATGGGCGGTAGTCTCAGGTTTCAAGTGAGTGTCGCGGCAGCATGGCTGCTGGAACAGGAGAACAGCAAATGACCGTCTTTCAAAAGGGCAAACGATGGGTTGCTCAGGTTCATGATTCCGCTACTGGCAAAGCACGGCACGTTGGCACGTTTGACACGCGTCGCGAAGCGATTCAAGCTGAAGCTCGAGCATTCGAAACTCGCGTTTCAAAGATTGAAACAGTTGGCAGCTTCACTGCACGTTGGACGACAGATTTTCCCCGGCTGCAGCCATCAACCAACAAGCACAATGCGGAGCGCATTCGCAAATTCGCAGACGCGTACAAAGCCCGTCGCATGGATTCCATTACGCGCCAGCAAGCGCGCGCCTGGGCTCTTGAGCATCCCGGCGAACATTCAGCTCTGAGAGCAATGTTTGCCGACGCGCTCAGAGACGACATCATCAACGCAAATCCGTTTGCTGATCTTGGCATCAGGAAGAAAACACCAAAACGCAGAATCGACCCTGATTGGATGAGTCAGCAAAACGTGCACGATCTTGCCGAAGCTGCATACCTTGTTCACAAACGCGGCACTGCTGACATCGTAAGCAACGCAATCATTGTTGCGGCGTACACGGGCATCAGGCCAGGGGAACTCTTCGCGCTTGAATTGTCCGATGTTCGAGTTGACGAATTGCTCATTTCAAGAGCAGTGCAATCACGAACAAACACGATCGGCCCTCCGAAGAACGGGCAGTCACGAGTCATCACTCTTCCTCGAGTCGCACGTTTGGCAATTGAGAACACGCCTCGCAATCACGAAAAACTTGTCTTCACAAGCCCGACCGGACGACAGCTTTATCAAAGCAATTGGCATCAGCTTTGGAATCCCGTTCGAGTTGCAGCCGGTCGCGAAGCGATGCACTTTTACGAGCTGCGGCATTGGTGCGCAACACACTTGCTCGAGCTCGGTCTCAGTCCGTCCGACGTCGCTGTTCAACTGGGTCACACTGATGGCGGCATTCTCGTTCAGACCGTTTACGGGCATCCCAGCGAGGTCGGAGCACGCGAGCGCATTCTCAATCGAATCAACGAACCACAGCCCGTCCACAGCCGACCGCAGCGGAAAGCTCAATAGCTGCAAGGATCTGCAAGGTGAATGATGACCTCTCCCCGACTCAATCAAACTCTGAGCAATCCCTTGCAGAATGAGGAAAACACCGAGTTTTCTCAATCACAGCAGTCAGAAGCCATAAGCGCGGAAACTCAGGCGATTGAGGCAGCCTCTTTCGCAAACCACAGCATTTCCACAGCCGCAAGCGGCTCAGACCACAGCCAACTGAGCCCGGAGCAATTCGAAGCAATGATTGACGCTCGAATGCAAGGCGCGCTCGACGAGCTGTCAACGTGTTCTCAAGTGCGCAGTTCAGCGCCATCAGCTCGAGCCGCTGATTCAAACGGTCACGGATTGCCCGTCAGCTCACAAGGCAACGCGCTCGGTGACGATCCGGTCGGCGACCTGAGCCGCAAGTATCGACGCGCCGATCGCATTTATGACTTTGAACGACGTGTGCAACAAAAATACTGGTTGCTGAAAGAAGCTGAATTTGAGTTGAGCAGCACAAAATGGGCACGTCGCAAAGCGTCTGATCTTGGCGGCAACGGACGACTCGAGGTTGCAAAGTTTGCTCGCGAGCACGGCACTCGTCGAGCTGCAGAGGCGTACTGCCTAGATCCAACAGACCCCAAAAGCGTTCGAAACATGATGCGCAACGTTCAGCGATACGTAATCGAACTTGACAAGATTGAAAAAGCGCGATGAGTCGTGAGCAGCGCATGATCGTTGCATTGTCAGCAATCGTCATTGTTCTTGCTGTTGACTTGCTATGTGTCAAAGCGGCAAACGGGACGCCAGCTCGACTCCCAGAAAACTCAACAGATCGCATTGCTCACATTGCGCGAACAATGCCAGTCACGAGCCAATGGCAATCAGTGCTTGAGACGTACACTGGCGGCAGTTACGGAGTTGCGCACGTCAACGCACTTTGGCCGCGATCGCCTCACGGCGCAAAGCGCAAAACGATTATCGGAGCAGCCATTCATCATCACGTGCCCGCAAGACTGCTGCTCGGCGTTTGGGGCGCAGAATCAGGCTTCGGCGCATACGCTTGCAACTTTGGTTTGACCGGATACTTTCCCGGCACTGGCACAAGCGGCAGCTTTTGGAAAGACGCGCACCTCGCCGCTGATCTGTTCGATCGGCTTTACCGCTCACGCTATGGCCGACGCGCGTTCTAAACCATACGAGCCGACAGCTCGAGTACCGAGACCGCTCTCGCTTTGGATTGAAAAAGCAACGGGACGCGTCGTGTCAATCAACTCAATTTTCAACACTGGATCTGAAGCCGGAGAGCCCTGGACTGATCTTGTAAACGTTCAGCACGGATACAAAGCGTCTAGCTGCTGGAACGTCAAACTCTCAGAATTTTTCGAGCTGTTCGAAGTTTCAGGCTGTTAGAAAGTTCCGTCCGACTCACCAACTAGAGTCGGCGACAATGACTGTACGCTGCTCGAAAAGCAGCTCGCAGTCATTTCGCGTGCAGCAAGCCCCCGTTTCAAATAGCCAGCTTTCACGACTGGCATACCTATTTAGCTTGGGGGCTTTCATGCTTAGCGATCAACGCGGTCTCGATTGGTGCTCGGTCAACCAAGAAATCGTGAAGCTCAAGCAGCTTCAACCTCGAGTCAGTTGTTCCGGCTGGAAATATCACTGCATATGCCCTGAACACGCCAACGTGACCGGCGGCATTCTCAGTCAATATCGGCGACTACTTGAAGCGGGCGATTCCAACAATGCCGCTGTCGTACGCAAAGAAATACGACACCTGCAGAAAACGCTAGGACGCAACTGATGTCAGACGAGGTTCGGGGGCGAACCATTTATGAAAAAGCCCTCGACCTCATTGACGAAGGCATCTCAGTAGCAATCGTCCCGATCTGCTCAGCCGACAGAGACAAGATCGGACTGTACGCACTCACAGTTGATCTTGACGTCTATCCGGAAATGAAGAAAGACGCGTACAGCTCGCACATTCGAGAACGCGAAACGTTCGCGCTCGGCATGACTGTCATCACGTCCGAATCAGCTCAAGACAAGAACTATCGTCATCGGCGCGTGCCCTAAATCTTCGCCAGCGCTTCGATCATCGCGGCGAATGGGGCGGCACGGCTGCCATTCCCCCGAGGCACGTCGTGCCGCCCAACCATTTACACAGGAGCTTTGAAACGTGGACGCAACCGAATACAACCTGCGTCGCCACTACCTCGACAGCTTGAACTTGAACGTCGTCTTCACACAAGACGACGGTGTGACTCCGATCAACCTGACCGGATACACGGCGACTTTCAACGTTTACGACCGCAAAGGCGGTTCGATTGTTGCAACGCTCACAAACGGTTCTGGCATCACGGTTACTGCAGCAGCGGGCAACATTCAGGTTGATCGCAGCCCAGCTCAGATCACAGCTTGGAAGCTCAGCGATGGTAAAGGCGCATACGACCTCTCGATCGCATCATCGTCCGGCACGACAAATCGTGTGCTCTTGAAGGGCACGCTTGAAATCACTCGTTCATGACGCTTGTCAAGGTTGAAGAAACTGTTCTCGGTCTCAGGATCGGCAACGACACGGTCGTCGTCAGTCCAACGAGCACTGAAACAATCATCAAACTCGCAGCAAGCGGGCCTCAAGGCCCAGCGGGAACAACGCTGACCGCCGGTGGCACGTGGACTGCCCAGGCTTATTCAAAAGACACGTTCGTCGCGTATCAAGGCTCAAGTTACGTTTCAACGTCCGCAACCGCTGCGGGCGACGTTCCCGGCAGCTCGTCAAAATGGATGTTGCTTGCAGCGCAAGGGTCAACCGGCGCAAAAGGCGACACGGGCTCGCAAGGCATTCAAGGCGTCAAAGGTGACACCGGAAGTCAAGGCTTGCAAGGTCTGCAAGGTGTTCAAGGCGTCAAAGGCGACACGGGCACGACGGGCAATGGAATTGCATCAGTCGCCTGGACATCGTCAACCGGAGGTTCAAGCGCTGGCATCGCTGGCGCGACCGACACTTACACGATCACGTATACGAGCGGATCGACCGCGACGTTTACTGTCAAGAACGGTGCGAACGGCACCAATGGCATCAACGGCACCAACGGAACGAACGGTACTAACGGCAGAAGCGTTTCAAGCATTAGTCGCACCTCCGGCACAGGAGCCGCTGGCACGTCTGACACGTTCACAATCAGCTATTCAGATTCAACAACTTCGACGTTCTCGGTTTACAACGGTGCAAACGGCACCAATGGGACAAACGGCACAGCCGGTCGCGGAATCACGTCAATCGCTCGAACAAATGGCACTGGCGCTGCTGGAACGACCGACACGTACACGATCAGCTATAGCGATTCGACAACTTCAACGTTTGCAGTAGTCAACGGCTCAAACGGCACGAACGGCACTAACGGTCGAGCGGTTTCAACAATCAGCAAGACAAGTACGTCAGGCAACGTTGACACGTACACAATTACGTATTCAGATTCAACGACTTCAACTTTCACGGTCACGAACGGAACCAACGGCGCAAACGGATCAAACGGCACCAACGGTCGCGGAGTCAGCTCAATCAGTCGCACGTCTGGCACCGGAGCTGCAGGCACAACAGACACTTACACGATTACCTATTCGGACAGCACAACTTCGACGTTCACAGTCGTCAACGGATCGAACGGCACGAACGGCACGAACGGCACCAACGGCACGAACGGCACCAACGGCGCTCAGGGCGTAAGCGGCATCGCTGGCTTGACTTACATTGGCGCATATTCCAGCTCGACAACGTACTCGACCAATCAAGCGGTCAGCGTCGCAGGCTCAACAACAACCTATTACGTCAGCTTGATTAACAGCAACCTGAATCACGATCCGACAACGACGTCAGGTTATTGGGCTCAGATCGGCTCAGGTCTCTCGATCAACACGAGCACCGGCGCATTGCAAGCAAACATTGCAAGCACAAGCTCAACCGCCGCTGGAACATCAACGGAACTCATCAGCGGCGCTGACAAACGAATTGTCAGCAGCACAAGCACGCTGAATCTGGGCGGTCTTGGCAGCACAAACCTTGTCATGACCAACGGCACCGGAGTGTTCCTGAGCGGCGCTGCAGTCAACATTCCAGGAAACGCCAGCTATAACAACGTGGCAGTCGACAGCTTCGCTTCGTCTCAATCGACAACAGCGGGCGTCATCTTCAAAGGCAACAGCGGCAGCCCAGCAAACCCGAACACGGGCGCAACAGGCTTACTCGTCCCAGCAATGGCGACAACGACTTACACGATTGCAACCGGACTCAAAGCAAACAGATTCTTCACGCCGATCGCATTGACCGTCTCCGGAGTTCGCATCTACGTCGCAACAGCACCGTCAGTCGCATGGAACCTATACGCCGCGATCTTCGACGAGACCGGCACTAGCAGGCTCATTTGGTCAAACACGACAACGCTTCCGACATCAGGCACGACAGCATCAGCCAACGTGAACATTCCATTCGCGAACTACCTGAGCGGCACATCATCGACCACACTGCTACCCGGCTCAACGTACTACGTTGCAGTCGGATTCACAGGCGGCACAGGCGGCACTGTTGGCGGCAACAACATTCAAGGCTTGAATGCTTGGGGCATGGCCGGTGGCAACTCAAGCATCAACAACTACGCCGACACAAAAGGCGTTTATTCAACCGGCGCACAACTGTTCTCGCACGGCACATACAACCTTTCAGCCATTGGCAGCGCAACAGGCGGCGCATCAACAACCGGCACAAACAGCGCGGCGCAGGTTCAATGCCTCATCTACTGACCTACGGCGGCGACGGTCTAACCGCATACCGTCGAACCGAAGACAACGGCGAAGCACTCGAACTTGTCGAAACAATTAGCGGTGGCACAATCGGTCTGATCCGCTGGCACACATCGCCAGACAATCCACTGCACACAATCCTCACACAGTTCACAATCGACGAGCCCTGGCAAGCACGAGGCTACGGTCGATGGAACGGCGGCGCACTACTTGACGAGCTCGAGGCGCAAGGGCAAACACGGATCATCGGAGTCGGCATGACTAACGAGCAGCCGATCGTCAGCAGAGGCGCAGACGACACGCCAAACGGAGTTGAGCTTGACCTCACAGATCAAAGCAATCCGTTCCGACAATGGGTCAGAGCAACATCGACACCGACCCGACCGCCGCTCCAATGAGAACGTTATGCCTCAACTGCGGCACGCTGATACCAACGAACACCGGCAGTCGATGCTCAGCGTGCAAACCAAAGCGCCAGCGTGCAACGGGACAAGGGCGCGCGTATCGCACTGCAGCTTGGCAACGCATCAGAGCTGCCGCGATTAGCAGAGCCGGACACATGTGCACCAGATGCGGCACACGAGATCAATTGCAAGTGCATCACATCCTTCCACTGGCAGACGGTGGCACTCACGATCAACACAACCTTCAGGTTGTCTGCAGATCTTGCCATCCGATCGTAGAAGCTGAACACAAAGCATCACGACGGGCATAGAACAAGGGGTACGGGGGCAATCCCCTGCAACGGCGGGCTTTTTAGGCTCGCCGCGCTGAATCCCGCTGCCGTGAAGCCGTGAAAATAAGCCAGTTCGGGAGGGGATCTACCTAAGTGACCAAAAGAGCAGCGAGGTTCACGCTTGAACGTCGAGAGTCGTACGTCGAACTCTTGAAGAGTGGTCAAACGCAAACATCGGCTTGCGAAGAGCTCAACATTTCAACCGACACGATCGGTCGTTGGCTTAGGCGTGGACGTAAGGAAACTTCAGGCGAATATTTTGATTTCGCTCAATCTCATGACGCAATAAAGCCGCCGCGCAGGAAGCGCAGACCGAGCGAGCTTGTAAGCGCGGAGCGAGCCGGGGGGCTTGACGTTCCGACGCTCGTCGCATTGTTGGAAGCAGAAGCCCTCAACGGCAATGTGCAAGCAATCAAATATTTGCTTGAGCGACCCTGGGAGCGTAAGCGTGACGACGAAGACCAACAAGTCAAGACAGAAGACGTCTTCGACGACCTTCAAGCACTCAGAGAACGCAAAGCAAGAGCTTGAGCTCTTTTCAAAGTTTGCGCGAGAGCATCTAGTCACCGAAAACGGCGGGCCTCTCGTCCTCGAGGAATGGCAAGAAGAAATCTTCCTCGATCATTTTGACGGAGCTCAAGAAATGGTCGTTCTCGTTGGCAAAGGGAACGGCAAAACAACGATGTTCGGAGCTCTTGCAATTTGGCATTTGCTTTCAACGAAGGAAGCACGCTGCTACATCGCTGCAGCTTCAAGAGATCAAGCATCGTTGATGTACCAACATGCTCAAGGTTTCGTTCAACGCTCCGAACGTCTTGCTCAAGCGATCAGCGTGCGATCTGGGTATCGCGAGCTCAGGTCAAAGCAAGATAGTGGTTTCATCAAGGTTCTTGCTTCTGATTCGAACACGAGCGACGGTGTTGCTCCCAGTTTGGCACTCGTCGATGAGCTGCATCGGCACAAAACGCCTGACTTGTACGCAGTGTTTCGCGATGGACTGAATAAACGTCAGGGCCAAATGGTCACAATTTCCACGGCGGGAGCTGATCTTGACAGTCCGCTCGGCAAGCTCCGTGAGCAAGCTCATCTTTTGGAAGATCGCGAACAAGACGGCTTTCATCTTCGCGCGCGCAGCAGCGATCGTTCTTTCGTTGCACACGAGTGGATGGTTCCGATCGGACAAGATGTCGACGATGTTGAAATCGTCAAAAAGGCAAACCCGTCGAGCTTCGTAACTGTTGAAGATTTGCGACGCCGGCACGAGAGCCCGTCAATGCACAAACGCGAATGGCTTCGCTATTCGTGCAACCAATGGGTTCAAGGGCTTGAAGACGCATGGATTTCGCCTGGACTTTGGGCGGGACTTTATGACTCAAACGCTTATCTGCAACAGGGGCAACAGGTTTGGGTCGGTGTTGACATTGGTTTGAGATCTGACACAAGCGCGGTTGTCATCATTGGCAAACGCGACGACGGCAGATGGGTTGTTGAAGCAGAAGTTTTCACACCGCCGGAGGGAGGCGAGGTCGCACTCGCTGAGGTCGAGGGATACATCATGAATCTCTTTGACAAATTTGAAGTGCAAGCAGTTGTCTACGATCGCTGGGCTTTCAGTCGATCAGCTCAGGAAATTGAGGCGAGGCGTCCTGGCGCGACCGTTGAGTTTCCAATGACAAACGAGCGAACTGTTCCGGCTTGCTCAAGATTGCTTGAAGCGATCAACCGAGCAGAGCTCTGTCACAACGGCGACACAACTCTCGAAGCTCACGTTGAAGCGGGCACGGTCAAAATGACCGAGCGTGGCTGGCGCATCGCTAAAGCGCCTCGAGGTCGAGCGGGTCGAGGAAAGATCGACGCGCTGATCGCGCTGCTGTTGGCATTTACCGTCGCGAGTAGCACGGACGCTCAATCCGTCTACGAGGATCGCGAACTAATCATTCTCTAAGGGAGTTTCAATGGGCCTATTTGACCGACTGTCGAAGCGTGCAAACGATCCGATTGTCGAATTCGTCAACGAAGAGGTTGTTTTTCTCGAAGGCCCGTATTCCGGCGAACGCGTCGATGCTAAATCAAGCATGTCGCTCGTTCCCGTTTGGGCTTGCGTTCAGTTGATTTCAGGCGCTCTTGCAAGCCTTCCGATTCGCGTTTATCGCACTGATGCAAACGGCACGAAGTACGAATCGCCAAATCATCGAACTGCGAAGCTGCTTGCAAATCCGAACCCGTACATGAGCGGTGACGAGCTGATCGAGTGCGCTTCCAGTCACCTGCAGCTTTGGGGAAACGCGTTTCTCTTCAAGGTCAAGAACGGTGGTCAGGTTGACGAGCTTTGGCCGCTCGATCCTTCCCGCATCAAGGTCACGCAGAGCAAGGAAGGTACGCCTCTCTACGTGCTTGACGGCAAGAAAGGCCCGTACACGCAAGACACAATTTTGCACATTCGCGGCTTGTCATGGGATGGTCTTGTCGGCCTAAGCCCAATTCAGCAGGCTTATCAAACTTTGGGCAATTACAAGGCTGCAGAGCGCTTTCAGGGTCGTTTCTGGGCGAACAATGCAACACCGGGCGGTGTTCTGACACATCCGTCCAGATTGAGCCCAGATGCCGCGAAACGGCTTCGTGCACAGTGGACTTCAGCTCACGCTGGAAACAACAGCTCAAGCACTGCCATTCTCGAAGAGGGAATGAGTTACGTTCCGCTAACGCTTCCGATCGCAGACGCTCGCTTGCTCGAGTCAATCGAAGCAAACGTGCTTGATTGCGCACGGCTTTGGCAGGTTCCAGCTTCAATGCTGCAAGCCAGTCCCGGCAAACAAGGCTTGCACTACACAAGCACTGAAATGGAATACGAACATTTCGTGCGTTTCACGCTTCGCCGCTGGCTTTCACGCATCGAAAAGAGCCTGCAGCGCGACCGAGACCTTTTCTCACCCGTCGGTCTCGGCAGTCAATTCACGGTCGCGTTTGACACAAGCGATTTGACAAGAGGCGACAACAAGACGATTGCCGACATCAACATTGCCCTTTTCAAAGAGGGAATCATTACCAAAGACGAGGTTCGAGCCGAATTGGGCCGTCAACCTCTCGACCCTGCTCTCGATCAGGCACCTGCACTCGCAATGCCGACCGAGACTCTTCCAACACAGACGCAGTCCTGATCCGAAGGAGAACGTTTCGAATGTCAGTCAGCGAACCAATTGAGCCCGACGAGGGCACCGCAGAAGATGCCGTCGTCGATCGTGCCGACTGCATTGAAGAGCTTTCCGAAGCGCTTGCGGATCTCATCAGCTTCGTTCATCGAGCACACGCTGCTCACTGGAATGTGAAAGGCCCAGCATTCGGGGCATATCACGCACTCTTTGAATCGGTCTACACGTCCGGTCAAGAGCACGTCGATGGACTTGCTGAACAATTGCTCCGATTGGACACTGACGCACCAAACTCGCTCGCTGAAATCGTTCAACGCGCAACCATTCAGCCAGGGCCGCTCAACAGCGACGATCCTCAAGTGCTCGCAACTGACCTTCGTGACCTCAACGACATGCTGCTCGACAGTCTCGAAGACGCATATGACTGCGCCAATGAGCTTGACGAGACGATCGGCACCGCCAATTTCCTTGCTGAGATCATTGACGATCAACGCAAATGGCGCTGGCAACTTACGCGCTCGATCAGCAACGCTGCTGAAGCTCCGGTCGTCGCGCCAATGAATCCGCCAGAAGGATCAGAGATTGAAGAGGAAGACGATATGCCAATGCGTGCAATGCGAGTTGTTGACGCGGTCGAGGTTCGAAAGAATCCTGAAATCGTCGCAGAGTTGCGCTCAGGCGATGTTGCAGAACGGCGCGTCGCTCCGGCAACAACTGAAATTCGCACCAATGAAGACGGATCATGGACGCTCGTTGGACACGCAGCGGTGTTTGAGGGAAAGAACGGTGAAGGAAGAGCTGACCTGGGCTCGTTTACCGAATCCATTCAAAGGGGCGCATTCAGGCGCATTTTGAAGCAAGACGGGCTTGACGTTCGAGCCTTGTTCAATCACGATCCAAACCTCGTCCTCGGTCGCACACCGGGCACGCTCACATTGCGCGAAGATCCGAAAGGCCTTGCCTATGAAGTGAACGTCGCTCCGACGACCGCAGGCAACGACCTGCGCATCTTGCTTGAGCGCGGCGACGTCACACAATCCTCATTTGCGTTCCGTGTTGGCGCTCAGGATTGGGAAGATATGCCCGACGGCACACTTCATCGCACAATCACAGATTTCAAAGATCTGCTTGATGTTTCGCCGGTGACGTATCCGGCATACGGAAACACGACTGCAGGAGTCCGTTCAGAAACTTCATCAACCGACAAGTCAGAGCACGAGCCAGGGGGCACCGCCACGCAGCCCGAAGCTCAGGCTGACTCGTCGTCCCGGCGGGCCGATGAAGACGACGCGCATCGACTCAGATTGCGTCGTCAGCGCTTGCGCGACCGCGCAGCGTAATCAAACAAAAGCCCTCCGGGGCAACTTGAAAGGAGTGATCTAATGTCTTTGGACAAGATCACCGAGCTTCGCCATAAGGCAGCTCATCAGCTCGCAGAGATGCGCAGCATTGTTGACGAGAATGAAACGCTCACAGCAGAGCAGGCAGCAGAGTACGACCGTCGTGAGGCTAACCTCGACGAGCTGAACGCTCAGGTTGAGCGTCTTGAAAAGCTGGCCGGTATTGCACCTGAGCCAACTTTCGCAGAGGGTCGCGGTATGGCTCTTGGCGACCGTGATGATGTTGAGATCGGCGAGACTGTTGCTCCTGAGTCAACTGATTCAGCCGCAATGATGGATCGTTACCTCCGTTCGAAGGGCACCGATGCAGAAGCTCGCGCTTCAATGCTCGTTGGTACTTCAAACGCTGGTGGTTCATGGGTTCCGCAGATCTGGCAGAGCAATCTGATTCAGTCGCTGGTTCTCAGCACCAAGCTGTTTGACGTTGCCAATGTTCTTGAGACGAGCAACGGTCAGATCATCAACATCCCAACGCAGACTGCGGATGAGCAGCTTGCGCTTGTGGCCGAAGAGGGTACCTACACGAACCCGAATCCGACTACTGGCGTCGCTCAGCTGAACGCGTACAAGTACGGCGCGATCGTCAAGGTAAGTGAGGAGCTCCTTGCTGATGCAGCGTTCGATATCAGCGCTTACATTCAGCGTCAGGCCGGTCGCTATCTCGGCAACCAAATTGGCAAGGTTCTTGCCGTTGGTACCGGCTCAAGTCAGCCGCAGGGCATCTCAAACGCGACTGTCGGAGTTACTGCGGCAGGCACGACTGCAACCACATCCGATGAAATTTTCGATACTCAGCATTCGCTGTCGGCGCCTTACCGCGCTAACGCTGCTTGGTTCGTCAATGACACTTGGCTCAAGGGCATTCGTAAGCTGAAGACAACGTACGGTGATTACATCCTTCAGCCTGGTCTTCAGGCTGGCGCACCGAACACGCTGCTCGGCTCACCCGTTTACATTGAGCAGCTTGACGCTCCTGCCACTGGCAAGGTTCCGGCTGTTTACGGTGATCCTCAGTCATACGTGATCCGTCGCACACCGCTCAACATCACAGTGCTCAGGGAGCGCTTTGCTGACGCCGGTGACATCGGATTCAAGGTCAACGTTCGCGTTGACGGACGCATTGCCGACACCAACGGCATGAAGGCCTTCAAGCAGGCCTAGTTGTGAAAGTCCTCCGGTCTGCTCGTTTGAGCGGGCCGGAGGCCACCATCTTTCCGCAGTAACAAATCGAATCCCACAAGGGGGAACAGTTCACATGTCAAACGTCAAGGTGAAGCTGCTCGTCGGTCGAATTGACGGCGATACGAGCAACGCTTTCGGAGACATCATCGACGTGCCTGCTGCTGAAGCAAAGGCACTGCTCGAATCAGGTCAGGCTGAGCCCGTTGCTGCTGCAAAAGCAAAGCGCTCAACTAAGGCCGTCGCTGCTGCAGACGCAGAGAGCCGATAGTCATGCAACGTGTCGTCAAGGGCATTCCGGCAAAGCTCACATTGCCGGTTGAATATCCGGTCACGAGCGGCACGGTGTCAATCACGCGCGATCGGGACAGTGCGTCCGTTGTAAGCAACGCAACAGTGAACGTTGATGCTGCTGCAGTGTCATACACGCTCGCAGGGCAACCTGACGAGGCAAACCTCACTGCAACTTGGTCGCTGACAACGTCGGCGGGCGCAATGACAATCAGCGAGCCCGTTCAGGTTGTTGCGTTTGCAAGCGTCAGTCTTGCCGAACTGCGCCTGCGCAGGCCATTGGACGACGTGACGCGCTATCCAGACGCGCTCTTGCTGCGCGCTCGAGCACAACTTGAAGATCAGCTCGCAGAACGTGCAGGCGTCAGTTTCGTCGGAGGCGAATTCTCAGTCGTAGTTGACGCGCCTGACAAACGAGAGCTGTTCTTGCCAGTCGCACGCGTTCGCAAGCTGACAGCGGTCAACATCAACAAGCAAGACCTCACTCAAGCTGAAATTGACGAAATCATCGTTGACGAACGGCAAGGCAGCTTGTACCGCCGCTGGGGATGGCACTACTTTGGCTACGACAGTTGGTTCAATCAACGCCTGAACGTCAAGATCACAGGCCTTGCAGGTTTCTCACAGCCTCTCGGCGGACTGTCGTTCGCAATGGCAAAGGGCATTCGATACATGCTTGTCGATAGTCCAACTAACGACCGGCAAATCAGCGTCAGCAACGAAGCAGGAATGACCGAAAACTTGATGGTCGCAGGATTGCGAAACGCAATCTTTGCCATTCCAGAGCTGAACATGCTCGTTGAGCAAGCTCGCAGCACATTCGGAGTCGCATAGTCGTGACAAACGCGCCAAAAATTCAGCGCGCACTGATCGACCTGATTGCTCGCACGCCTGCTTTCTCAACTCGACAAGTGAGCTTGATGCATCCTGGCGCACTGCTTGAAATGGAAGCCGTGTTCATCAACGGCGTTTCGGTTCGAGAGACAGCTCGCTCGATCGGCAAATCACACCGGCGAGAGGTTTTGACAATCACACTTGCTCTCGTTGCAGAAGTGAACGCTGATGACATGCAAGACGCGTTCGATCGTGCGTATCGAATGTTCAACGATCTTGAAGACGTGATTGCAGCAAACCCGGATCTCAATACTGAGCATGTTCTTTTCGCCCAGGTTGCAAGCTGGGAACAGTCAAATTTTGCCGGTGATGGCAAGCGCGCAGTTGAAATGACCGTCGACGTTGAGGTCACGGCAAATAAAGACCCGGAGGTCAATTAGTAATGGCTTTTTACAAGTACGTTGGTCCGAACGACGCTGTCGAGGTTGCAGGAGTTGGACGCGTCGCGACTGGCGAAAGCGTCGAAATTCCAACGGAGCTCGAGGCCGGTCTTCCTTCTGAACTTTGGAAGAAGACCACAAAGAAGGAAGCGCAGGCTCAGGCCAGCACAGCGGACGCAATCGCGTCTGATTCATCAACCGCAGCTCCGGCTGCTGACGCGCCTGCGGGCGACGAAGGGAACTAAGCCAAATGGCATATTCAGCAGGAGATCTTCAGGTCGGTTTCGGCATTGAGGCGATTCCGGGCGCAACTTCGGGATGGAATCCCGCTACGACTGCATCCGCAACGCGTTTCATTGAGGTCATTTCAGAGTCAGTAAAGGCGTCATACGATCGCATCGACTCAAAGGGTCTGCGCTCTCAACGCGTTCTTGAAGGCAAAGACAAGTTCGTCGCAGGCAAGGTTGACATTTCCGGTGACATTGAGTTCGAGCTGCAGACAAAGGGTCTCGGTTTTCTCTTTGGTCACATGCTCGGTTCGACCGTAAGCACCGCAACTGCAACAGGCGGGTCGACCGCAAAGACGCACACGTATTCAATGACCGCTGGCACGACGACTGATGGCGCTGGTCTGATGGCGCAAATCGTTCGCGCTGATAACACCGGCGCTCAGCAGGCGTTTTCGTACACTGGCTGCAAGGTTCAGTCTTGGGAACTGATGGCCGCTCAAAATGAGGTCTGCACCGCAAAGCTCACGCTCGACGGCGCAAACGAAAAGGTCGGCACGACTCCGGCGACCGCCAGTTACAGCAGTTCAAGCACGCCGCTCGTTTTCACTGGTGCTGCGATTCTGGTTGGCGGTTCAGCGTTTGAGTGCAAGAGCGTTTCAATCAAGGGCGACAACAAGCTCAAGACTGATCGGTACGTTCTCGGTTCGAACATCAAGAAGGAGCAGCTCAACAGTGGTGTTCGTGAGATCACAGGTCAGCTCGGTCTTGAATTCAGCGGCGTGACTGCATACAACAGAGTCGTGAACGCAGATTCGGTTGCTTTTCAGGCAACGTTTGCAAGCGTCGCGAACATTGAAACGGGCGTCAAGTCAAGTGTCGTTGTCACAATCCCAGACATTCGGTTTGAGGGCGAAACTCCGAACGGCAGCGGACAGATCATTGAGCACAATTTGAGCTTCAAGGCGCTTGACGACGAAACGACCACAACTGCGCCAATCACGATCGCGTACACGACTCTCGACACGACTCCGTAAGTCATGTCGCAAGACGGCGACATCAAGCTCAGTGACAACACTGTTCTGCTTGTAAATGCGCTGAAACGCTGGGAGCCGGATACGGCAAAGATCATGAAGAAAGAGCTGAACTCGCTTGGCACGCAAGGCAAGCGGCAGCTCGTCGCAAACACTCCGTCAAAGACGGGCTTCACTAAATCTCGATGGGCGAAGCGAACTTCGGTCACAAAGACCAAAGTGAAGGTTGCGGTCACGATCAGTTGGCCGTCCGGAGTGCCTCGCTATCCGTTTATGGTCGAGCACGGTCGCAAAGCTGGACTTGCTGGCAACCCTGGCAAACGTCGTCGTTTCCTTGCGAAGATTCGTGTTGTCGATCAGCCTCGTCGAGTCACGGCAATGGAACCGCGCAAATACATTGCGCGCACTCGCGAGCAGCTTGCGCCAAACGTCGCAAAGACAATTGACGCGATCCAAACTCAAGCGTCTGACGCTTTCACAATGTAGTCAATCCACAAGGGGGAATCGGACATGAACGAGAGTTCTGTTCTACGCATCAAAATCAACGGCGTCGAGTATTCACTTGATCTCAGCGAGCTCACTTTCGGCGAGCTTGAACTGCTTGAAAAGGAAACCGGGCGCAGCGTTTCGGAGCTTGATACGGCTTCCGCAACAACGTTGCTCACGTTGGCATGGCTTGCGCGCAGGCGCAAGGAGCCAATGTTCACAATCGAAGAAATGCGAATGCTGCCGTTCAGCGCGGTTGAGGTGGTTGAAGAGCCCGACCCTACGCAGCCCGTCGACGACGGGGCAACAGAGGCGCAGTCGGCAGAAGAGCTTGGCAGCCAGTCTTAGCAGACAGATTTGGCATTTTGCCCTGGCGAATGAGTGACCTTCGGGTCAATGAATACAACGCGATCAGGCGTTACCTAGAAGAAGAAGAACGCGAGTCAAGAAAGGCTTCATGAAATGGCAAAAAATACTGTCGTCATTAGCCTTGTCGCGGAGAACGAGCGTCTCAACGCGGCTCTTTCTCAATCTGAACGGAAACTGAAAGCGTTTCAACGTCAGATGGAAAACTCCAAGAAGGGCGGCGACGGCGTTTTTTCAAAGCTGCGCTCGTCGGCTGCTGGAAGCATCGGCCCGCTCGCAGGCGTCGGAGCTGCTTTCGCTTCTGTTGGCGGAGCTGCTGCGTATCTTGAAGACAGTGTCAAAACGACTGAGAATCTTGCTCTTGCAACAAAGAAGATCAGTCGCGAAACGGGCATGGATCTCAAGACTTCGTCTGAATGGTTGAGTCTTGCCAAAGAACGCGGCATTGACACGAACAAGCTGAGTTTGAGCTTTGGCACATTGTCAAAGCAAATGCACAACGCTGAAGGCGGCAGCAAGTCTGCAGCAAAGGCACTCGCTTCAGTTGGTGTCAGCGGCGCTCTGATCTCATCGGGCAATCTAAACGGCGCACTCGGCAAGATCGCTGACCGTTTCAAGGCAATGAAAGACGGGCCTGACAAGACCGCTCTTGCCTTGCAACTCTTTGGTCGCCAGGGCAAAGCGCTCATTCCGATTTTGAATCAGGGCAGCAGCGGCGTTAGCAAACTTCGTGAAGAAATGGACAAGGCTCATCTTTCAATGGGCCCACGTCAAATCGCTGATGCTGACAAGGCTCGCAAGGCTCAAAAAGAGTTGCACAAGACCCTTGAGGGATTGAAGGTCACAGTCGGTTCAGCCTTGATGCCCGCATTTGCGAGCGCGGCTGGCGCATTGTCTCATTTCGTCGATCAGGCAATGCAAGGCAAGGGCGCCGGCGGACTTTTGAAGACCGTTGTTGTCCAGGCATGGAAAGCCGCTGAAGGATTGTGGAAGACGATCGGCCCGGTTGTGAAAACGATTGGTGATTGGGTCAGCAAAAATCCTGAGCTTGTCAAAACTGGCGTGACGATTGTTGCGATTGCAGTCGCGGGCGCAAAGCTCGGCAAAGCAATTTCAACGCTGAACACAATTCTTGCTGTTTCCGAAGGCGTCTTCGCAGGCCTTGAGGTTGAAATGCTGCCGTTCATTGCAGTTGGCATTGCGATCGTTGGCATCGCGTATCTCATCATCACCAACTGGAAACCGATCAGCAAATTCTTTTCAAGCGTTTTCAAGACAATCGTTGACGCTGCTCGCACGTATTTCAACATTTGGCGAACAATCATTGTGACCGTCATGAACGTCATCAAGACAGTGATCGTCACAGTCTGGAATGGCATTCGCGGCTTTTTTATTGGCGCATGGAACGCGATCAAAAACCTTTTCAGCAGTGCAGCAACGTTCATTTTGAGCGCGGCAAAGTACGGCTTTCTCGGGCCAATTCCGTTCATCCTTTCTCACTGGAAGACCGTGCTCGCGTTTTTCAAAAGCCTTCCGGGTCAAATCGTAAACTTCATCAGCTCAATTCCCGGCAGGCTCGGCAGCCTTATCAGTCGGTTTGCGCAGGTTGGCTCAGACATTGGCAGCAGCTTCATCAACGCGCTCGGCAACGCAATCCAATCCGCTGGCAGCTTCCTTGCCGATCTCGGCAACGGAATTCGAAACTGGATCAACGATCACACGATCTTCGGAGATGACGTGCACATCGGCACGCCGCTCGGCAGCATCAACTTTCACATTCCAGCTCTCGCAACAGGCGGCATGTTCAACGGGGCTCAAATCGCAATGATCGGCGAAGACGGGCCAGAGGCAGTCATTCCTCTTTCAAAAAAACATCGTGCTCGAGGCGCAGCTCTTTACGCGCAAGCCGGATCTGCAATGGGTCTCACCGGCGGTCACACGTTCGTTGTCAACAACTACGGCGGCGAACTTGACGAAACGCAGCTTGCAGCTAGTTTCGCATGGCAACTGCAGACAAGGAGTGCGTTCTAAATGCTCTCAGCAGTGCAGTTCACGCCTCCGGGCGGCTCACCGATCACGTTGCATTCATCTGTTGCCTCAACAAGCCTTGTCACGTACGACTCTCACTATTCGATCACTCGAGCAGAAGGCATCTTCGGCACGCCTGACACACGCGACATTGTTCGCATTGCGCCAGGGCGCGACGGCTCGATCGACGACACACACTTTCTCAACGAACGCAAGATCACGCTCGAAGGCGAAATTCTCGGCTCAACACCTGCAGACGTGTTGTCTCGCTGGCAAACAATGAGCTCAGCATTTCAACTCAGCTTGCTTCAACCGGGAAAGCTCACGATCACGCTTGCAGATGGAACGTCTCAACGCTGGACAAACGTCATCTTGAGCGGATCTGCTCAACCTTCCCTTGAGGGAGGCTCAGCGTACTTGCAATATCAGTTGACGTTGCGCGCTCCCGATCCGCGCTGGTATGGCATGACGCTCAACACAAGCAGCAGCTCTGTCACGGTCACATCGGGAACAAGCCCGGTCACATCAAGCGCGGTCACAATCACGAACGCAGGCACGGCACCGTCTCTGCCCGTTGTGACTTTCACTGGCGCGCTGACCGCAACGGGAACAGTCACGGTGACCGTTCCGAACCCGGCATACACAAACATCAGCCCTCAAGGGGCAACGATTCCGCTCGTCATGCAGTCGCTTGTCGGCGCGACAACTTACACGGGCACCGTTGATTGTGGACTGAAGACGGTTTCAGGCGTTTACGTTGACGCTTTGACCGAATGGCCGGTTCTCTATCCCGGTTCTAGCAGTTGGACTTTGAAGGTCAATGCGACTCCGGTCAGCTCACAGAGTTTCAGCAGTCAAGTGTCTTGGTATGACGCTTGGTGGTAAACGATGAACCAATGGTCGTACACACTCGAAACCGCATCAGGATCGGTTCTCAGCTACTTGAACAGTCTCGGCGGCATGACGCTCACAATGCCGTTGAACGCGCCTGCAACGCTCACAGCGGACATTGCTCACAACACAAGCGACATGCAAGCGCTCGACACGCAACTCGCGTCCGGCGCTGTCATTTTGCGAGCTTCTCGAAACGGTGTCACACGATTCGTCGGCACCTTGTCAGACATGCAAGTTTCGTTCGCTGATGACGCAAAAGCAAGCCTGACGTTCACTGATTTCGCTGGCGCATACGCAAGCGTCTCAAACTATTCGATCAGCGGCGGTCGCATCAAGCCCTATCAAAAACAGTCGCCTGCAACGTGGACTGGAACAATCGACCAATTGCTGAGCTATGGCAGCCCGATCGTGCCATTGACGCGCAGTGGTTCTCCGACTGGACGCATTCCAACTCCGGAAATCATTCAGAAAGCAAACAAGCAAAAGACAAAAGTGCACGTTTGGAAGCCCTCTTCTACAACGGTACTTGAGACGCTGCAGGAGCTTTCAGGTTTTGCGCCTGGTATCGAATGGTACGTCTCTCCCGACGCACTGTTCGTCGTCAAAAACGTGCTCGGCTCAGACAAAAGCAAGAGCGTCTTGTTTCAATACGGGCAGGGCACATTGTCAAACGTGCTCGCGGTAAACGCGCAATATCAACCGCCGCAAAACGATCTGTTTTGGACGGATGCGAAAAGCACGATTCATCGCAGCCGTAGCGGATACAACACATCGTCGATCAGCTCGTTTGGTGATTACTCGGTGACTTACAATCAGATGACGAAGTCATCGCAGACCGACGATTACAAGGTTGCGAGCAGGTTGCGTTCGAAATGGCGCATCGTTTGGGATCTTGTTGCTGAGCCAACGCTTGCACCGCAGCCCTGGACTGACTATTTTCTCGGCGACACGATCTCCGTCAGAGTAAAGCGTGACGCGTTCGATCAGTCACTCAAGCAACGCGTCAATCAAATCACGGTCACAACCGATGAAGGCGGCAACGAAAACGCTCATCAGTTGACCTTTGAGGTGATCTAGTGCCGTACTTTGAACGCAAACCAACGCTGCCTAGTGCCTTTCGAGAGCATCACTATCGCCTTCGAACACTCGAGCGAATTTCTCAAGAAAGCGCAACTCAAACGTTCGCTTTTCAAGCCAATGTCTATCCGGACTGGTACGAAACGACGTACACGAGCGGCGCTCGAGTGAACTACACGTATTTGAACTCAAGCGGAGACATCACGAACAGCGATTTTTCGTGCACGTCAACTCAAAGCGCTGTTTTGCCTCCGGTTGACAGCTCCGGCACGACTAACAGCGGATGGTCAATATTGACCTCGTCAAACTTGACTGAGACGCGCGCTCGCAATCAAGACGGCTTGCTTTTGAACAACATTGGCGCGCAGTCAACGACTTACGGAACGCAACGCATGACGTTGCTGCAAACGACAATCAGCTCATCGAACGCTGGACTGATCGAACTTTATGCTCGACTGTCCGCTGACGCGCCATCCGGTGACCTTTTGATGAATGTCTACGTTGATGACGGAAACGGACACTTCACAAGTCAAGCAAACTATTTGAGCTGGGTTTCGGGCTCGTCGCTCACTGAACGTCGAACCGCGCCAGCTTCCACTGCGGGCACAACAACGCAGCAAGGCGCTTTCGTAGTCGTCGACAACACTCTTCCAAACGTCGTCTACGACGAAAGCTCAAGCACGCTCATCGCAAGCGCACTTGACGGACTTGTCTTGAACGAAGGCCTTCACACACTTCGAATTGACCTTGTATCCAGCTCAAGCGGCAACAACGGCAGCCTTGCAAACGGCACCGTTTCAATCCGCGCAACCTAACCAACACTTGAAAGATCATGTCTTCCGACGACGTTGCACGACTAGAAAAATACTTGACTCGCGAAATGGACATCAGCCGTCAAGCGGCTGAAAAAGCACACAACAGTCTTCACAACGAGCTCACCGGCTTGCGTAAGCGAGTCGAAGAGATCGCTTCGCGTCTTGAAACGGTCGAGGACACGCACGCTGAAGAACTCGCTCACGAGCAAGGCAAGCATCAAATCGTTCAGCTCTTCGGACGACTTGCCGTAAACATTGTCTCAGTCACAGTTGCAGTCGTCGGCGCTTGGTTCGTCATCGCCGATCACATCAAATAAGTCACGCCTAAGACCGGGAGGTCTTTCATGAGTCAAAATGGACGCTTGCGCGCCAGCGAACTTGCGCCGATTATCGGCGGAGGACAACTCGCAAAACCGGCTGCTCAATCATGGAACGCATTTGCGCGCATGATGAAAACCGAACACGGATTTGACGTTCACGTCAACGACAGCTATCGACCATTGGGTCAACCGGGCGATCTTGCGCGCGGCGTTTGGTCGCAGCAAGCAGCTTGGGAGCGATACCGGCAAGGCGGAAATCTGGCAGCTCGTCCAGGCACAAGCAATCACGGTCTTGGCATGGCATTGGACTTAGCACCTGACACGATCGCAGCAGTCGCAGCACACGGCGATCGCTTCGGCTGGAATCACGCGCACACAGATGCACCTTCTGAAAGCTGGCATCACCTTTGGCTTGACTCGCAAACCGATCACAAGCTCGTTGCACGCTGGACTTCTGTTCAACCGGGCGACACTTTGCATCCCGGCGACACGGGCTCAGGGATTCTTGCTCTCAAGCATCGTTTGCAAGTTTGGGGCGCATGGCCGCGACTTTGGCCGGTAAACAACAAGTACGCCGGTCGCACAATTCTTGCAGTCAAAGCGTTTCAGAAGGCACATCATCTTCACGCTGACGGCATTGTCGGGCCGACTACATGGCGCGCGCTGAATTCAACTCCTGCAGGCCCAGCTCGCAAACCAATTGTCAAACCAAAGCCAGCATCTCCGAAAGCCTTTCCAAAGTTCGCTGACATCTTTGCCGATGATGCGTTTGACGCAAAAACTTACAAGGCTGCAGGGCACACGCTCATTTCGATGAAAGCAAGCGAAGGTCACGACTTCACCGACTCAAAGGTTGCTGAAAACGCTGCTGCAGCTCGCAGCGTTGGTCTTGACGTTCACTTCTACCATTTCGCACGACCCAGCAACAACGCGCCAGAAGCAGAAGCCGAGCACTTCGCAACAGTCGCAAAATCACTTGGCGTCGGCGTTCACGATCGCCTCTGTCTTGATTGGGAAGATCCAAAATGGGACGCTCACCCAGGCGCGGCAAATTGGATCATGCGTTTTTCTCAGACGATCGGCAAGCACGGTCTGACATTGCGCATCTTGTATTCGGGAGGCCCGTACCTCAAGAGCGGCGACGTCAAGGTTATGCCCGTCGATCACACCCAGAAGCCGTTGCGCTTTTGGCTTGCAGCTTACGCGTCAAATCCTGAACGGTATTGCCCGTCTTGGGCTCGCAAAGCTCTTTGGGCAGTGCAGTTCACAGACAAGGAAAAGGTTGCCGGCATTGGCAATCCATCTGACTACAGCTATTTGAAATAGATAGCGAAGGGAGTTCATGCAAATGAGCAAGGCAAAGCTGAGCGCTATTTTTGGCGTTCTTGTCGCAACAGCGTCCGCGCTGATCTCAAGCGGACTTTTGGGCGGAGCAAACAGCTCGACCGCTCAGGTCATTTTGAATGCAGTGGTCGCGTTCGCTGCGACTGTTGGCATTCGTTCCGCTCGACCGTAGAGCGCAAGTGTTGCGCGCTGCGCAACATGCAATTGCAGGCCGCAGAGCCCTCACACCCAAAGGTGTGGGGGCTCTTTTGCGTTTCAGGCTGCGTTGACGATCTGTTGAATGCGCGGTCGGCTCAAACCGGACAGCTCGGCTAGTTGCGCATACGACAAGCCCGATGTGCTCGCTTCACGAATAAGAACGTCTCGCCGCGCGACTGCTGCTCGAGCATTGTTGACGTGCGCTGCAGTGACAAGTGACGTCAATCGAACTTGCTCTTCAATGGTCTTGTCAGAGTGGTCAACTTTCGTCATTGGGCACCTCGTTTTCAATGTGGCACCAGAACTCATCGCGGAATCCCTCAACGGTGTAACGCACCCATTTTGACGGTTCTGGCAATGGCACCATGACTGCCTGCTGAATCCATGCGCGAGCTTCATTGGGTTGATCGAAAGAGCCCATTTCAAGCTGACGTGTGCCAGGCGCTTCTTCTTTGAACTCAATGCGCCATTTCTGGTCGCCTGCGAGGTCTTGCCAAATCGTGATGCTGGTTGGAATTGTGATGCTCATGCTGCCTCGTTTAGGTTGAGAGCGGCAAACGCGCGACGATCAAGTTCTGCGTCAAGTTCGTTGAAAAGCCATTCGAGATGCTCTGTTCGAGCTTGATTGTGCAAACGAGTGTTTCGCAGCCGGGAAACATTGCGCAAACGTCGTTCGAGTTGTTCATCTGAATGTGTTGACCACCAATCTTCGCGCAAGCTTACTGACGAATTCTTCGTGTTGTTTGGATGCTTTGACCAAACGTCTGCAGCAACAGTGCTGAGCCCTGCATCGAGCTTGTTGAGGTCTTCGGATGTGATGTGATTGATGTTGCTCATTATTTCCTACTGAGTTGTTGTATAGACAACTATACACAACAGCAAACAGATTGCAAGCAGATGCGGTAAAAATCTTTCAAATGCAAATCAGGCAACTCGAAAAGCGCAGCAAATCAACACAAATAAAGCCAATTGAAATGCTTGTCGGTCAACACAAATCAACAGCAGGCGTTTGCGGTGTCGTTCCGTCCGACGTGGCGCTCACGCTTTTAGTGTGGGAAAGCACACCTTTCCAGGCGCAGACGAGCTTGTCGATCTGGTCACTAAGCACGGCACTCTGACGCAAGTCAGTCGCGCTCTTGGCATTCCTCAACAAACGCTGCACGCGTACATCAGTCGTCAAGAGGCAGGCGAGCATCCGACTCTCAGATCTCGCATTGACAAGGCACGTCAAAGTTCAACTGCAGAGCGACCTGAGCGCGGCAGTCAAATTGACTGGCCGGCAAAACCGCAGCTTGCAAAACTCGTTGAGGAAGCTCCGACGCTCGTGTCTGCAGCAGCGTCTCTTGGTGTTCCGGTTCAATCGCTCATCAGTCGTTGCACAAAGGTCGGTATTGACACGAGAGAGGCGCGTCAAACGAAGCGCTCGGTTGTAAAGGGCGATCGAGCTGAGCTGACAAGCTCTCAGTTGCGCGACGCTCACGAGCTGATGGCTGAGCGCGGTCTCAATCCTGACGAATGGTCAGTGAAGTCTTGCGTCGTGAATGAATGGGGGCTTGATCCTGAGTCGGGAGAGCCGTACAAGCAGTTCAAGCTGATGCTTGAGCGCAAACCGGATCTTGAATGGGTATTCCCAGCAACAAACCTGTCGGCAAGACCAATTGCACCGTCAAAGAAGCCTTCTAAGGGCACTCCGACGCGATGCGTCCTTGTCGGTGACCATCAGGCTCCGTATCACTCTGCAGGCGCTCACGATGCGTTTTTGCGTTTCCTTGACTCTGCAGGCTCATTCGATCGGATTGTTCACGTCGGAGATCTGCTCGACCTTCCAACGATCAGCAGGCATCGCGACTCAGCGGTCTACAACGCAAGTGTTCAAGACTGCATCGACATTGGCTGTCAAATCTTGAAAGAGATCTCCGAACACGCTCGAGCACAAAACCCTGACGTGCACATTGACTTCATTGTTGGCAATCACGACGAGCGCATTCGAACAGAGCTGCTGCTCAGAGCGGAACGCATGTTCAACATCAAGCCAGCTCAAATACCCGGTTTCGGAACGCAAGACGACTCACTCAGCCTTCGACGCCTCTTGCACCTAGACGGGCTCGGCATTGAACTGCACGACGATCCCGCCGGATACAAGCACGTCGAACTTCAACTGTCCGACCGTTTCGTTGTCAGGCACGGCTGGCTGACTGGACAAAACGCAGCAAAGAAAACACTTGAGGTCAGGGGCACCGGCATTGCAGTTGGACACACGCACGCAAAGCGCTCAACTTGGGTTTCAAAATATGTGGACGGCAAAGCTCGAACTGACATCGGTGTTGAGCTGGGAACAATGAGCCAGACGAAGACCGGCATTGGATTTGCCGTGCTTCCTGACTGGCATCCCGGCTGGGCAACGGTGACGATCCACGACGATGGACTTGTCAGCGTCGATCATGCCGTCTATCACGAAGCAGCCAACAATGGAAAAGGGGAAGTGCTTTGGCGAGATCAGCGGTTCTAACCTGCGAACACGTTCGCAACAACGATCCACGACACATCAACTCATGTGTCAGATGCGGCGAAGGGCTTGAGCCCGTGCCAGTCATTGAACGAGACGCAGAGTACGAACGCAAGGTCATTGAGAACGCTTGCGAAGCTGTCGGTCAAGCGCACCTTGCCGACACGATCGTCGCGTTCGTGTCAAAGCGCATCTTTGACGGGCCGGTTCAAATGCCACCGGGACGCAATCTCGTTCGTGAATGGTTTGAAGAGGTTGCAGACGGTTTCGCGTACGGCGCGTTTGAGCTTCAACGACACATGGCAGACCCGCGAAACGACGTTGACGTCATCTATTTGCAAGAAGCGCTTCGGCATTCTGTTCTCACTTTTGCCGCATTGAAGAAAGCTGCGTCATGCTAACTGCTAAGGGTTTTTCCGTACCGGCAAACCGACCGCAAGCAGACTAGGTATATTTGCCGTCCGAAAACGAAAGGCAGAGAATGTCACTAGCTAGGGCCGAAGCTATTTCAGAGATTCCTCAAACAATCGCGGACAAAGGTTGTCTCAACGACGCTTTTGACCTGGCTGCGACGTGCACGTCTCTTGCCGCAAGGTTGCCAAAAGCATCACCGGGCAGGAAACTGCTTGAAGAATTTGCTGACGCGATCAGCGACGCTCTAGATACTGAATGAGCTGATCGCCTAAGAACGGCGCAAGCCGACGAGCAAGTCGGTCAAGTTCTTCATCGGTAAAGCGCTCAACTGTTGGCAATACGTCGACGTACGACCACAGTTCGTCAAAGTCAACGTTGAACGCTTCAGCAATCTTTCGAATCGTTTTCGGCGTCGGTCGTTTCGTTGTCCCAAGCTCGATTCGCTGCCAACTGTTTGACGAAAGGCCCGCTCGAGCTTCAGCTTCGTGCTGAGTAAGACCGCCGCGCAGCGCTCGAAGGCGTTTGCTGATCGGTGTTGAGTCACTGTTATTCGGTTGCATCATCTTTCACGGTACAGAGGTCAGCAGGAATTTGGGACTTCCTCTCGAAAATCATGCAAAATGCGTACCGCATCTGAATACGGTATTGAATCCGTCCGACCATTATGCGAGTCTGCGCAGCGATCGAAGCCCGCTCCCAGCGGGAAAGGGGAAAAGCCGTGAGTCACGTTTTTGCAGCAGCACAAGTTCATGATGAATACGGCGGCATTTTGATCGTTGCAACAGCGATCGCCTATCACGCCGCGCAAGCCGTCTACTACTACGCCAAAGACGTTTGCTATTACCGCGCTCGCAAACTCGTTCGTGATCGTGAGGCGATTCGATGAAAGGCCCGACCGATTACATCGAAGTGAAAGACCGACTCGTCTTGTTCTTCGAGAAATACCCTGAAGGCAGCGTTCAAGGTAGCTACGACCTGACCGAAGTCAACGGCGAACCAACGTACATCTACGAAGCGCGCGTCTACCGTCATCCCGAAGACGCTCGACCGGGCATCGGACACGCCTCCGAAACGATCCCAGGGCGCACACCTTTCACAAAGCACAGTGAACTTGAGGTCGCAGGCACTTCAGCCATCGGTCGCGCACTCGTCTGCTTAGGCATTGCAGCTCACAAAGGCGTCGCAAGCGCTCAAGACGTTCGCATCGCACAAGCAAAGAATTCTTCATCTGCTCCGGTCGGCCCTGCACCGTCTCGTTCGGGGGCGGACGGTCGTCGGTCAAAATCACGGTCGACCGGAGCGCCTCTCTCAACCGAACAAGCACTCAGCCTTCAGCTTGAAGTAGACACGCGCCATATCACCGACGGTCAGCTTGTCGGCGTGATGTGCGAGGTGATGGGAGTCGACAAGCCAGAACTTGACGAGCCCGCAGCAGCTAAATGGGCAGACAAAGCCTTTGCACGCTTTCCCGCAGACAGATACGACGAGCTACTCGATCGAGTAAAGCGTTTCGCGAGTGAGGCTGCCTGATGCCAGCTCGCAAAAAGGTTGTTCGCAAAGACAAGCCCGTTCGCGAAACGTGGATCGTTTGCGACAAGAACGGTGTTCTCAAGTATCCGCCAAAGATCGGCCTGCAAGCCGAAGGTTTCAGCGAAGAGAAAGCACGTCGACTCGCCGAACCCGCTCACGAATCACACGCCTGGACATGCCTTCCGATCAGCCAATGGAAACAGCTTGTCGGACATGACACACAAGAGGCAACGTCTTGAGCGGCAATCACTCACGACTGAAAGGCGCTCGAGGCGAGCTTGAGGTGCAAGAACTGTTCCGCGCACGCTCATTTGCTTGCACGCGCGGTTTCGCGTCTGGCGCGTCTGGCGGCGGAGATCTTGCAGGCGACCTGCCAGATCACGTCGAGATCAAGCGAGCTGAGCAGGCGCGCTTGTACGCGTGGATCGACCAAGTCACCGAGTCGATCGCGAGCGGTGTTGTAACTGCAGCCGTCGGGCAAGCGTTTCGATGGGTCATTTTTCATCGACCTTCGCGGCGCGAATGGACGGTCACGATGCCCGCTGAGCGGTATCTCGAGCTCATCAGCAAAGAGCGCGAGCTTGATCGGAGCGAAGTTTGATGTTCCGGCGTAAGCAAAAACAGCTCGCAGCAATTCTTGAACTCGTGACGCGCCTTCAGGCTGAGTTCTACATCTTGTCCGCGCGCATTCAAGAGCTTGAAGAGCACGCGATCACAAAGCAATTCAAGCGGGGGCAACTATGACGCAAAAACAACGCGTCATGGCCGCTCTTGAAAAAGCCGGAGCTGCTGGCATCAGCCCAGAAGACTTCCTGCTGCCAAACGTCATTGACGGCGGCAAGCCAATTTTGCGCCTGCCAGCTCGCATCAACGACCTTCGGAATGACGGTCTTTCAATTGACACTGAACACACTCGAACGACGGCGATTTACACGCTGCGCGGTTCGGTCGGAGCAGCGTCGTCAACGAGGGTCGAACGCGTCTCCTGGGAAACGTCGCGTTTGGTTGATGACGCTGCTTCGAGCGAGTCGTTTTGGGATGAAGACGAACTGATCGTTGAGGATTTGGTTTGGGTATAAGCGAAAAGCAAGTGAAGCTCGTGTTTGCTCGAGCTGGCCGCAGGCGCATTCCAAACGGAATGCTTGTCGAGCTCATTCATCGTGCCGCAGGCAGTCACGACGATCGACCGCTGTTGCACGGTGAAACGCACGCTCGAACATGGATTGAAGAGAATCTGCCCAGTTTTCAAATGTCAATTGTTGACGGAATTCTTGAGCTGATTGAAGAGAACGATTGTCGTTCTGAGACTGAAAAAGCTCGTCTTGCTCACAAAAGGCATATGCGCGATCGAAGGTATTACGACTGATGAATCAGTACCTCGAAGCATTGAACGAGTCAGCGCTCGATAACGGCTTGCACATTGGGCTTGCCAATCGCGATACCGGCTGGGCTCTTTACGCCTGCAGGCCGATTACCGGCGCGATCTTGAACGAACTTCCCGTCAGAAACCTCAACGGATCGCTTGACGCTGCCGCAGACATTCTGCGTGCATGGATCGAAGACGGGCCGAAAGGAGCAGCGCAATGAATCCTGATGACCTTGCTCGACCGCTGCCGACACCGATGAACGTTCGTGTCGATCAGCTTCAGAGTCGTGTCAAACACCTCGAAACGCTCGTGTCTGAAATGACAGACGCTCTTGTCATTGCTTCGCAGGCGATCGGGAAGCTCGCTGACCGGGAGAAAGGCGATGCCTGATGGCTTGGTTCCGCGCTGATGACAAAACCGTTGAGCATCCGAAATTCATTTCGGCTCGTGCTCAAGGCGGATATGCAGCCGTCGGCGTTTGGTTTCACGCTGGCACCTGGTCAAACGCTCAGATGACCGATGGTTTCATTCCTCGCTCCTGGGCGATCCTCAATCGAACCGAAGATGAGATCTCAGTGCTTGTTGAGGTGGGACTTTTCCACGAAGACGCGAGTCGTGACGGATGGCAGATGCACGACTACAGCGACTATCAACCGACTCGAGCTGAGCTTGAAGAGAAACGCGCAAAGGACTTAGAACGCAAGAAACGCGGCGGTTCTCGCACCGTCCAAACGGATTCCGCGCGGAATCCAGACGGAATCCAAAACAATTCCGGAAGTCCCGTACCCGTACCCGTACCCGTCTCAACAGCTAAAGCTGTTGAGAGAGCGCGACGCGTTTCACCGAAAGAATCTCGCAACAGGAAACGTCTTGGTCTTGAACCGATCGAGGGAGGCGCAACATGACTCGCGAAGAGTTTGCTCAAATCGCAGTCGTCCTCGATCAGTGCTGGCCGGGAGACTTTGGCGAGACAGCCGAAGCAGCGTATTTCGCTCTCTTGCAAGACATTGACCTGCAGCGCTGCGAAACGGCTTTAAGGCAGCTCAGAGGACAGCGTTTCCGTCCCAGCGTGCCGGAGATCGTCCAGGCTGCAGGCAACACCGATCGCGCTCGGTTTCTCGAACTGCAGCGCTCAATTTGCGCGCACCGATACGGCATCGAAAAAGCAAACGAGCTCTTCGAACAGCTTGAGCCGCTGAAAGAACTGCCCGCATGACTGCTCAACACATTGCAATCGGCTGCCTCGTCTTCATGGCGATTCGCGGTCACCTATCAAGGAGGTAGTGAAGTGCCATCCAACATCAACCGAGTGACCATTTCAGGAAACCTCACATCAGATCCAGAGCTGAGAGAGGCTGCGTCAATGAGCGTTTGCCAAATGCGGATAGCGAGCAACTCGTCTCGCAAGACGCAAGCTGGCGAATGGGAAGACAAGCCAAACTATTTTGATGTGATCGTTTGGGGGCAAGTTGGGATCAACTGCAGCAAGTTTTTGACAAAGGGTCAGCGAGTAACAGTTGACGGTCGGCTTGATTGGTCAGAGTGGGAGAAAGACGGCGTCAAGCGTCAAGCAGTGAAGATCGTTGCAAATCAGGTTGAGTTTCCGTCCAGGGGCAGCGCTCCGGCAGAAACGTCAGCAAATCACGACGAGATTCCGTTTTAGTCATGAACGTTGTCGAACAACGATTGACAGCGCTCGAAAAAGCGAATCGCATTCGCATGATGCGCGCAGAGCTGAAACAAGAGATTCGTTCGCTTGGCACCGTTGACGGCAAGGCTGTCGCAGCGCAAGCCATTGAGGTTCCGCCAAACGACATCGAAACGATGCGAGTCGAAACGCTTTTGATTGCAATTCGGCATTTTGGCACGCGGCGGACGCATCGAGTGATGCTTGACGCTGGCATTCCTCCGAAGCGCGAAATCGGTCGTTTGACCCGCGAACAACGCAAACGGCTTACAACGATTCTCAGAGAGGCACGCTGACATGAATCTTGTTGACGGCGTAACGATTCGAGGTCTCAAAGATGAGCTCAACGAAGCGATTGACGAGCTAAATGAGCTGCGTCGAGAACGAGTAGATCTGCGAAGCAAGCTGACAGAAATCATGAATGATTTTCGCGTGATGCAAGCTGATGTCAAAGGCAAGCAGCGGTTGATTGACCGTCTTGAAGCGGAGTTACGTCGATGAGCACTTTTCTTCAGCGATGGGACGTTGCGATCAAAGCGGCGAAAGCGTTTGGATATCCGATCGTGTTGTCTCGCTGGGAGCGAACGGCAGCGTCGGAAGACAAGGCGATCGCAACTGCACGCACGAGGCATCCCGCATTCATGTTTGAACGTCCCGTCAAGCACGATCCGGAGCGCGACAATGTCTAAGCGTCGAGACTGGACTTCCGCCAGGGCAAAGGTTGAAGCTGACAACAACGGCAGATGTCGCGTTTGCA